TAAATTACTATTTAATTCACTAATTGCTTCGGCATTATCATTGACTGAATCGTTCACTTCCGCAATCGCTCCTGTCAGCGTGGTTGCGGTGGTTCCCATCTCCGCAGAACCTATCTTTGTGCTGTGTTCAGCGATCGCGCCGGTAACGGTTGTGGCTGTGGTTCCTGTGGAGCTTGTGCCCAGTCTGTTATACAGCCATCGGATATTAGCTACCATCTTTGAGATAGCATTCATCAGATTAGCCGCCGTATTGGAAGCCATAACCGCCACCGTCTGCCAGCTCGACGGGCTTGAAGTGTCGCCGGAAGTGAACGTTATTTCATTGCTTCCCATGTCTATAGAAGACAGCGTAGCTTTGCGGGTAGCCGTGCCGTTGTCAATCGGGATGTAGTCCGATGCGCTCGGCGATGCACTCGGCAGTTCATGAATTTGCATTTACTAATCCTCCTATCATTTCTTCCAGTGCGGCAAGCCGCTCTTCTAACTCGTTTATCTTTGCCTGCTGTGTGTCTATCTGTGACTTTTGGTCCTGAATCAGCTTCAGCATCGGCGGGATGATTCGGCGTTCGTCCCATGATTCAATTTCTTGCTTTTCAGCATCACGGATAACCGCTGACGGATATATCTCTTCGACTTCTTCCGCGATAAACATCGGAATGGTCTTTCCTTCAAGATCCCAATATTGGAGCGGAATGCCGTCGTTGTAAACGCCCTGTCTAACAGGCAAATCATACAGCCGCTCTGCTTTCAATTCGTCATCGGTTAAGTCGGTGATGTCGTGCTTGTACCGACGGGATGACGACGACGCGAATTGTATCTGATTTCCGTTTATTTGTTGCTTCGTCTGAGTGACATACACGCGCACAAGCGTACTGTAGTTTGTCGCAGTTATATCAATGGTTCCCCTCGACAGATTAAAGAAATTGTTTGTACCCGCATATAACTCAATAACGCCGTGAGTACCTTCGTCGTAGGAGCGAACATTTAACCTTGGCACGGGAGCACCGTTCAAGTATTCGACAGCCCCGGCATAATAAAGCTGATCGGGCGTGAAATATAGCTGAATAAACTTTCCTGCTAAATCACCAGTTCCCGAAGAAGAATAGTTCCTTGACCAGCCAAACATAAGCTGATTAAAGCCTTCTTCTATCTGTGAAGGTTGGTTGACCCCCTCCCCGCTCAAAACTATCTTTCTTGATGTTTCTGCAAGCGACAGAAGATTGCGTTGCGTACTGTTTATCACCGACGCACCCGGAATTTTCTCATACTCTGTTATGTCATTGCTCGAAGTTATGACTTTTTTTATAAGCCATTCGCTGTTGCCTTTGTTTGTATATATTTCAAACCCGTATGTGTAATAGCGCCCGTGATTAATAATATAGTAAGATTCTTTGAGCGACGCGGTAACATCGACCATCCCGACCATCGGTCCCGTGCTATAGTGCATTATAAAATTGCCCGTTGCGGAAATCCCGGTGTTGTCCCAAGTGCCGATGACGTTGCCGTTCCTGTCAAGCACCTGCAATACGCCGTTGCCGTTTCCCGCGCCGCCTAATGTCAGTGTGCCGCCTTTGATGCGGTTGGCAGAAAGCTCACCGGCTGTGATGAAGTCAGCCACAAACGAGCCGTCAAGCGTCCATGCGGAAGTGTAAGGACCTGAAATGCCGTTATGCGAAAAGCCGATGCCGTTAACGTTAAACCGAAGCACGTTCATAGCCGTGTTAACATCTTCGGTATCCATGATCAGCATGTCGGTTGGATAGCCGTTAGCATCGAACAGATACACGATGTGACCGCCTAAACCACCGGTGATTAACGACGTAGCATGATTAATCGCCGTTTCCATCATGGACGTTGTCGGAAGGTTCTTGATTGCTTCTTCCGTGCTTGCGGTGACCACCTGTGCAAAGGATGACTGTGCCTTGCCAAGCTCTATTTCGCTGTAACGCTCTGTTAGGCCGTCCCAGACAACCTTTATAACCTTAGCCTTAGTGCTTACCCCTAATTCGGGATAATACACGCTGACAGTATCACACAGCCTTACGCGTTCAAGCGGTGCTATGTCCTTGTATTCTTCCGTTTGCCAAAGAGCCACGAAGTCAATCTTGATGTTTTCGGACGGAAGCCACGGCTCATTACTGTTAAGAATCTGCTGTGCCCGTGCTTCCAGTTCTTCAATCGTCGGACGCTCTTCGAACTCATCGGACAGGTTCATTGTCGTTACCTGCTCGACGTAGTAAGTAAATTCAAACGGCACAGCGTTCTCATTCGTCATCTGAACATTGTTTTCGTTCGTCCAGTATGCGCTTTTCTCTATGCCGCCATTGCCGGAAACCACACCGCCATAAAGCATGTCGCCGTCCGTGTTCATCCAGTACGGAATCACGGCGTTGTACAGATCAAGCGAATCGCTTACCGCATTGATATTAACTAAGTTCTTACCATAGCGGATCGTTACGCCGTTGTCGGCGCCCCTGTGCGCATACAGGCGAACCAAATTATTGTCGAACTGATATTCGCCGCCGTACACGTCCAGAATGGACCCCTGAACACCTCCAAGCATCGCACGGGCTGAAGTCGGAACATCAACTTTAAAGTTGCCTGCCGTCGTTACATCTGTCCAGAATGTGAAATCCTGCTCCGTCAGCACTTCGGTTTCGAACTTGCTGAACGCATCTGCCGCACTGGAAGCCGTGAAAGGCTTCAGGATGACGTTTGACAGCCTGTAACTGATATGATGGGCATTGACCTCAATAACGCCATTGATCGGCTTGCTGATGCGGTAAATAACGAACGGCTGAACATCACCGACTTCGTCATGGGAGGCAACGATAATGTTACCCTTCACTATCTCCGAATAATGCACGCCGGTAATCGGATACTGCATTTCCAACTCGAAAACACCGTTCCGTTCTTCGGTCACATAATACTCGATGCAGTCCGACAATCTTCCGATCCCGTTCGAAGTATATGAAGTTGCAGACGAATCAAATAAAATAGGAATCATCTTATAATCTCCACCAGCGCGGTGTAATCTCCACCTTCGTTATGTTCCCGCTGTACGCGATCCCCGTTGCACCCGGTGCAAGCTCCGGAAAGCCGTTCTGCTGGAAGCTGACCGAAGCATTAGCGTTGTCTGTACCGTGATAGCAGTCACCGATCTCCGAATCTATATCCACATAGGCAAAATTCTGTGCAATCGTGATCACGTCGGATCCAACTGTAAGCGTGCCATAGCCCGTCACCCGGATCAGTGGCTTTGCAGGAAACGCGGTCGGGTTTGAAATTGATCCATTATTCGGAACCGTCTGCTTTATTTCGCCTGTAATCAAAAACCTGCGCGGATCACGGTCGAACTGCAGCTCAAACCGCGAAGAATCGCGGTCTCTCCATGTGTTCATTTCATAAATTCCTTTGAACCGAGCCCTATAAAACTCAGCTGTATTAAAGGAATCTGTAAGCCGTTTGTATCCTTTCACGCTCGCTAAGTCGCTGATGAATTCTCGCAGCAGGTCGTGATTGTCACCGTATGTGACCATGTCATAGACGTGATCTATATTCGAATACCGGTTTCTGCTAATCACAAGATCGCCATTTCTGCCTGCCACTGAGTATTTTTCGTATTCCGGCTCCGGAACGTCATCAACCGATTTGAAGAACACAGGGATTTCGTAATCCCTGCTGTCCTTCCCATCAAAAATAAAATATCCACTCATGCAAATGCCCTCTTCTGCTGCCGCGTCCTAAGCGAAAGGATCCGATCAACTTCATCAGCAATCTTTTTCTCGTCCTGGTTCTCCCGCGGATAAATATTGATTACCGGAGCGCTGCCCCAGCCAGATCCGACATTTGTAATGTTGTTGCTGTAATTCGCAGTTACATCCGGCATATCTCCCGAGAGTTTATCGAACGTGTCATCGATAGCGCTGACCATATCATCTGTAGGCATATTCTTTTCAAAGCCGACACCGATACCTTCAGCCCAGAATCGACCGAGTTCTTTTTCTGCTTTTTTAGACGGAGATGCGATTCCGAGCCAGCGTTTCATAGCGTTCCATGCATCCGCAACAACCTGAATTGCTGCATTTACAAGGTTCCGGCCCGCGTTAAAAACACCGTTTGCGATGCCCTGGATAAGGTTCCATCCGATCCCGCCCCAGTTGTAAGACGTAAATGCGTTCCAAATGCTCTGTATGATCTGTGGTATAGATCCGACAATTTGTGGGATGGCCTGAATAAATCCCTGAGCCATCTGCCCGATAAGCTCGATGCCTTTTTGCAGAAACGCAGGAAGGTTCTGCGCTATTGTTGCCGCGAGCTGTGCGAGCATTTGGATCATAGAGCTAATGATTGTGGGCAGGTTGTTCAAAAGCCCCTGTGACATTCGCTGTATGAGCTCCATGCCCTTCTGCAGGAAATCCGGCAGGCGTTGCATGATTGTCGTAATCAGACGCTGTAACACTGTAGTGATCGCCGATAAAATAGTCGGAAGATTCTTGGAAACTCCATCTGCCATCTTCCCAATAAAATTAACGCCTGTCTCCATTAGCTTCGGAAGGTAATCGAGAGCCTTGCTAATAAAGCTGTCAAGCAGCTCTCCTCCCTTGTTGATCATCTCAACCGGGTCCATACCGCTCACAAGGGACTGCACAACGCCTTTTCCCGCTTCCCATATCTGCGGCAGACTGTTCCAAAGGGTCTGCGCTATCGTGACCACCATCTGCGCCCCCGCCTCTATGAGGGACGGCAGGCTTTCCGTTATAGCCACGACAAGCTGTACGATGAGCTCCGTGCCGCCCTGTGCGATCTGCGGAAGGTTGTCGATGAGCGCCGTATACAGCGACTGCAGGATCATCCCGCCTGCCTCTACCACTCGCGGAACTGCCTCCTGCAGGTTATCGAGGAACGCAGAGACGCCCTCTGTCAGCATCGCCACGCCGCTGTCGCCGTTGCCTGCGAAGATCTCCGTCAGTCCGTCCATGACCTGCGTGATCGACGGCATGAAGTCGGACATGATGCCCCTCTTCACACCGCTGAACGCCGTCGTCATGTCCTGCAGGGAGTCTTGGAAGGACGCTGATGCCTTGACCGCGTCGTCGCTCATGACGCCACCGAGCTCGTGCACCCTCTGTCGCATCTTTTCGGTATCTTCTGCCGACGTATTCAGCAGAGCGCCGAGTTCCGTGCCGCCCCTGCCGAGGAGCTTCGACGCGAGGTATGTTCTCTGCGTTTCGCTCTCTACGTTCTGCAAGGCCGTGATCGTCGCTCCGAAAAGTTCTTCCTGTGACATGCCCGCGATCTCTTCCTGAGAGATTCCGAGCGTTTCAAAAGCGTCGCTCCCTGTTTCAGCCGCCGCCGCGAGGGTTTTCATGCCGGTCTTCATTGACTCGATAGATGTGCCGCTGTGTTGCAAAATCGCATCCCATTCTTGATAGGACTCAGCGCTCATGCCCATCTTCTGGCTCATCTTGTCGATGTTATCGCCATACGCCGCGAGGTCCGACGCGCCGCTCCAAAAAGCCGCACCCGCCGCAGTGGTCGCCGCAGTGACCGCAGTCACCGCTCCCACGGCGATCTTCCCGGCATTTGCAAGACCGCTCTTCAGCGAGCTCCCAAAAGACCCCGCTTTCTGTTCGGAGCTCTCGAGCCCCTGCTCGTATTCACTTGAATCCAAGCTCAGTTTTGCAAATATTTCAAAAACGTTCATGTTTCTATCCTTAATCCAGCGCGCTTTATTATATCTGCTGCTATCTCGTCTCCTGTGCGGGCGTCGTTCTTTACCCAGCCGTTTATTTCTCGGAAATCTACGATCTGCACCTCAACGCCTGCGTTCCGGCCAGCCATCTGTGCTGTTGTTTTTAGGCACTCAGCAACATAAGACCTATAAAGCCGTTCTTCCTGCTTATTTTTAAAAACGGCTATGCAATGCTCGATCACATAGCCGCTGCCAAACAGCTCCAACATATCAAGGCGAATAGACCTTATGGCGTCAAAATATTCAGATTCCCCAGCCGCGCTAATGAAGTAAAAAAATTAATCACCGCCTGGTTGTTTACAATCTCTGCAAACGCATTAAGGTACTCCTCTACAGACACATCGTCCGCGTCCTTCGGGTCAATAAAGCAAAGAAGCGCAAGTACCTCCAACGTCTCATCGGGATGATCATCGAGAATTGATTCGAGAATTCTCATGGCGTTCTCTCTGGCCTTTTCCCTCATGAGCATTCTGTTCTTTTCCTGAACTTCTGCTTTTTCCTCCACGGACATATCGAGCGTAATTTTCTCAAGTTCCGGCATGTTCCTTCTGATCTTCTCGATCTCAGTTACCGTGAGCCAGTTCTCCACTGCCTTTCTAATTTTGCTGGTCTGTTTTAAAAACTCAGATGGTTTGCAGTTTGCGAGATTCTTCATATTTTCCCTCCTGCTTGGTTACAATTACTCGCCCGCTTTAACGTAGATTTCAAACGGCACCACGTCCTGCGATGCGAGCGAATAGTGGCCGTGAAATTCGAAGCTCATAGTGCCCTTCGCATCCTTGCCGGACTGGATCTGAAATCCCGTGGTATTAAGGGCGTTGATCAAATGAATGGCGAGGAACCCGGCATTCGCTCCGGTGTTTTTATCGCTATAGTCTCCGATCCACCACAGCTCTTTGAAGTCTGTGGTAAGCAGATTCTGCCTCGGAACAACCTTTGAAGAATCCGTTCCATCGATGTCCGCACCACCGATCAGCTGCTTTGCAACCGCAGCAGTAACCGTGAGGAACGTGCCACTCATGGACGGATCATAGCCAGACAGATGCTTCAGCTCCATCATATTTGCCGGAACGTTGTCGATATCTTCTCCAAAATCGGTGTATGTGGGATTCGAAGCGAAGTTTACACCGCCGCTCGTGGCACCGAGAATACTACCGACCACTCCGGTCGAAGGTGTAAACGACTCGACCAGGATGCCCGCGTTGAGCTGGAGCTTTTCAAAGGTGTCGGCCGGTACCTGTGTGTATTTAAGACCCATGTTTATCTCCTTTTAATCTGCGCCGAGAAACTCGGCGTTAATATTGATATAGATTCTTCTTACGCTGTCATCGGACGGTTCCGATATTCGCTGCGCAAACGGTGTCCCTCTTGTAATCCAAAGAGCACCGTTGTCATAAGCAATTAATACACCGCCGCGTCCGATGTGATTCGCGATCTCCTGCGCCTTTAAGCTGATACCTTCCCATGAAGTTGATCGATACCAAAGAGAACCCGTCAACGAAACGACACTCTCAAGGCTGCCCAGCTCCGTTTCGTATGTTATATAAGGTTCACGTGCGTCGTCCGGTACCGTCTGCTCGTCATAAGCAGGAAGATCGAAAGATTCCCAGAAACTGTATAATGCTTCATCTTTACCCATTACTCGGAATCTCCCATTCTTCTGCTGTGACTTGACGCATATTGAGCGACGCGCTTGCAGGCGTAAACTTGTCGTCGCCGTCTGATGTGACGCGAAACAGTTTCCTGTCCTCAATGCGCCTGAAAACATCGTGGTATTCGAGCGTGAGCGATTTCTTTGTAGTAACCGTATATAAACTCGTTACACCCTGCTGCTCTGCTGCCCGTGCCTGTATCGAGGTGTCGAACGTGATTGCCGCTTCAAAGTGAGCACCGTCTGTATACGTAGTTCTGAAGCCGCCATAACCATCTGCGGTTGTGACCTTATTCAGGATCACGCATTCCTGCATAGCTTCACTTAATAGCGACATCTCGGTTTCCTCCACGAATTAAGGCGCGATGCAAAAGCACTCTGCCACGACGCTCCTGCACCTGATCCATCAGACGATCCGGATCCTTTGCTGTAACTGTAGCCGCCGAACGATTCCGACTGGAAAGGCGACATTGCGGCAGAATCAGCCGCCAGATTTTTATCCGACCATGCTTTTATGTCTTCGCAAAGATTTATAAAAGCAGGCGGGACAGCCATTTTCCAAACTGCCCCGTCGAACTCCTCATCCACAAGATCTGCGGGATATTTATAAACCCCGTCATTGAAGATGGAACCGACGATCCGAAAATACTGTCCCGTTTCGAGTGATACGTCCACAATCTCGCCATTTGAAATCGCGATTTTCCCATAAACCCTTTCGTAATCGAAAAAGTTATTCAGTTCTTTGCAAATCTCAAACAGCATATTTATCTCCCGTCTTATTCAGTCGGTGCCGTGATCGTGCCCTTTACGACGCCTGCAGCGTACTCAACGAGAATGGCGATGCCGCTCATGATCAGCGTTTCGATCTGTGCGCGCTCGTTAGTCGGATAACCGGAGTTGATTCCGATAAAGCCAGTCTCGTCAGCGGTAAGATTAAACGCTCTCGCGAGCTCGCCGTTCATCGTCAGGTAGTAAACGATAAGGTTTTCTTTTGCCGTGGCGACGAAAGATCCTGATGTGATCTGAGAAGACATGATTACGGTGCCGAGCCCGAGGAAGTCCTCGATATAGTTCATGCCGAACGCGGTCTGCACGGTAATGTTCGCTTTGCCGAGATAAGACGCGACATCGAGCGGGTTAACGAAGTACACCGCCTGCACAGCGTCGTCTTCGAACTTAACCTGGAGCTGTCCCCACGCCGCTGCAAGAGCCGCCTGCAGTCCGACACCAGTAGCAGAAGAGCTGCCGGTAATCGTGCCGTTCAGGAAAGTGAAAAGGCCCGTGCGGATGGACTTCTGAACATCGCGGAGCATCTTCGTATCAGTCTCAACGACAGCTTCATTGTAGCCGGACTTCTTGATCGCTTCTGCGGTCGTGCCCTTGCGCCACTTTTTGAGAGTGATCTCACCCACCGCAGTCTTTGTGCGTTCATACTGGGAAAGCGGAATGATCTCGCCTTCCGGAACGGAGCCTGTGCCGAGCGTGCCGGTGGTGGTGTATACATACATCGTGGTGCCCTCTTCCATCGGGATCTTCCGGGTGACACCGAGCACCTCCATGAGTTTCCGAAGAGAGTTGTGCGAAAACTGGGTGACGAAATCAACCTCGCGCACCTTCTTCATCTGATTAGTTGTGATTACGTTAGTTTCCGGAGTAGTAACTACGTTTGCCATTTAGATTCCTTTCTCGGTTTAGAAACCGAACAATTCATGATTATCTGCGATGGCCTGCTGTCGCTCTGCCGGATCTGTGATTTTGAAAATCTCCTCCTTCGAGCTGTAGGCCGTGCCGCCAGATCCTTTAGGCGGGTGATTTGTATCGGCACCACGCGTTCCTTCTGTGACGATCAACTCCGACCACTCGTCTTTGACAGATTTAATGTGATCCTTTGCAGCTTCAATCTTCCCGTCTTTGTCGAGCTTTACGGAATCCCAGTCCGTATACTTCAGCACTTTTGCCATGTGGTTTTCACCGATTCCGGCGTCCTTCAGGATCTCTTTGTAAGCCTCCTGTTTCTGTGCTTTAAGTTCTTTTGCGGCGACGTCTGCTTTATAGTCGCTGAATTCCTGCTTCAGGTCGTTGTACTTCTTCTCGAAGCCATCATCGCTGTTTTCTTTCAGCTGATCGAGCTCCTGCTGTACACCGGGCAGCTTCTCCGCATCCGCTTTGTACTGATCTCTCTGTTCTTTGAGAGCGTTGATTGATTCCGTATGTGCGTCGATTATTTCGTCGACTTTGTCCGCTTCAATGCCCAGAGCAGACAAAAATTTTCTTGTGAGTGCCATTCTTGCTCCTTTTCCTCGGTGGTTTTCTTTCCATTCGCAAAGACAAAAAAATCCACCAGAAGATGATTATTCATCCCCTGATGGATTCACACTGGTCTCTGTTATCAGGAACAGACTGCGGTAGCTACCCGCTTTCCAGTTCTTTTGTCACAGATATTTTATCAAATTTATATATACGTGCAAGAAATCAAGTCCTAAAACACTTTACGCGGATCAACCATTTTTAAGCTGCTCCTCCACGATCTTTTTGTATTCGTCAACGTGCTCCTCGACGGCCTTCTTCAGAAAATGAATCGGCTTCATACCCTGCGTCATATGCGCATCAAGTCCTCTGCTCTTCAGGATGGCGACGATTCTCTTTGCCTCATCATAGGAGTATGTCTTTCCGTTATTGTTTCTTTTACTCTCGCCAGCAACATACACCCACCAGCCTTTACGACCTCCACCGCCTTCGGCGTAAATACCTGTCCCGACCTCGTTGTATACAGCATACTCGAGGTTTGAACCTACATATACTGCCTTCTCAGAATCGACAACCTGATGAGTTATGTGCCCCTGTAACCCAGATGCACCGTGTCTTGATCTTCCCGCTGCATTAACGTTCGCCTTCGCGTGCGACTCGCACTGGATCCCGATTGCCTCCAGCGCACGCTCTATCGCTTCTTCTGCAGCCTTTTCGATTTCAATTCTATGAGATGTGACCGTGACGTCCATTTTATAACATTTCCTTTATGTCGAGCAGTTTTCCGCTATTGAGCTTCTTTGTTTCTTCCTCCGTGGCTGTAAGAAAATTATAGTCGCGTTGTTCTCCGGTTTCTTTATTTACAAAGATAATCGGTATTCCGACCATCTTCCCACCGCCGTGATGGAATGCCCACTCATCACCGCAGTCCGCAGCCGCACCGACACCTTTCGCTCCAAATCGCTTGTATATCTGATCGATTTCTCTATAAGCATCTTTAAATGTAATCATCATTTTGCCCTCTTACACGCCGATACTCCTCTGTCAGATATTTCCAAATCGTCAACCCTCATATACAGCGTTCCACCTTCTTCTACAGTCTTAAATACATTTTTAGTATAAATCGAAGCGCTTTGAGGGTCAACGAAAAGAACCTTCCCATCTCGCTTTTCTGCTATAAAAACATGCCCGTCTTCATCTTTAAAAATGCTCTTCGGTTTTGTTATTGAGACCACCATATAGGATCCATTTTTATAGTTCTCCATTTCTGAGATAATATCCTCATATCCGCTGCCAGACGCTTTTGTCGGTTCTCTTCCAACCCATGCAGTAAACACATTGTCTCCAGCAGCGAGTTTTTTATTATCCCCATACGATGCAGCGGTTACGTTCCATCCTTTTTTTCTTGCATCGTAAGCAACCACGCAGTTTGTACAGTTATATTTGTAATCTTGCTTTGTGCCTCTTAAATAATCCGGCATTTTGCGATCGAAGTTTGGATTTGTTCCCTTAAGAACTTTGTCATTGGATGGTGATTCGAGTTTTTCCCAACTCTTAGGAATCCCAAAGTTATGTTTTTCTGAATCTATTTTTTCGTTCTGCCACTCCTCGAACGTCATGTCGCCCCTTCCGGGCGACTCTTTCACTGTATCCCGTTCAAATCCCTTTACCCACGCCAGAAGAGTGCAACGGCAATTCCAAATCTCCTGCTGCGGCGCGTCGCTCTCTCCTGTACAATCCGCTGGGTAATAGATCCTAAAACCGTCAGGCGTTTCAAACGGCTCATCCACGCTTCTCCGCTGGCCGTGCATCATTCTGTGATCATGCCGGGTGCGATCATCCAGCGTGGCGCACCATTCTATTGTGAGATCGATGCCCATATCCGTTGCTCTTCGGTAAGCGTCATAGCGTCCCGCGTTCTGTGCACTGGTCATCATCGTTCTCGCATACCTTACCGAGGAGTTATAATTCCGGACAGCAACTGTCTGCGATATTCTCCGGGCCATCTCGGGAATCGATTCGCCCTGCAAAATAGACTGTGTGAGCGCCGACTGCAGCATTTGATTATTCCACTGCATGTCCTTATTCGCGGCAATCTGTGCCCTCCTCCGCGGGCCAGGCTCCGGCATAAGAATCTGATCTTCCCGGATCAGCCGCTCGACGGTCGGCTTATCATACAGGGAATAAAAAGAGTCGATGCCGCCGTCGTGCTCGATCTGGTATGTTGCATAGTTATGGTTAAGCGCGTAAACATCAGGCATATACCCGCGTTCAATGCTCCGAGCGATCTGATTCGCGTTGTGATAATCCTGAGCAAGGTTGTCGCGCATTTCTTCCCAGCGCTTTCCCATGCCCATCTTCCGGAGCCGCCAGTCCTGATAATCCTTTTGGGTAATTTTTCCTTCCTGCATGAGCTGGCGTTTTTTCTCGTCTTCCGTTGCGAAGTCGGCCATGTATCTATTCAATTTTGACTGCACTTCTTTTCGAGCTTGGTTATATTCCCGAGCGACCTTCTTTTCGAGATCTTTGATTGCCTTATCCGTAAGCTCGTGTCCAACGTCCGGCATTATTCGTTACCTTCCTCTTCATCTCCACCCAGCCGCTGCAGGTCATCTGCGTCCATCTGCTTCAGGACTTCATCCGCTTTGTCCGCATCGCCGAGTATAGTCATGATCTTCTCCGTCACGTAAGACGGATCAAGGTACTGGCCCGCAGAAACAAGTGATGTGATTTCTTCCTGTACGTTCACGAGCATCGACCGCGTAAAAGTCGCCTGATCCGCAACGCCACGCACCGCATTGATTCCATCGAGGAAGTCATGCAGGCAGTATTCGAGCTGATCCGCTTTACTATTGATCGGCTCGTAAGCAGCGCGAATCTGTGTGGCCGTAACAGCGCCGGATGCAAGATTCTTCGTATCAAGCGCCATGTAATCCTCATAAAGATCTGCACGGAGCCGGTCGAGAAGTGCTTCTCTGCTCTGGTATGGAGCCTCAATCGTGTGCGCTTCAGCCTTTCCAGCGTCAGGTACGTTTGCGGCATGCACGGTCTTGATTCGCTCGATAAACTGCGCCAGATCAATATCATCTACACCGCCGTTATTCTGCAACGTCCAGTATATATACGACGCTTCATCCACCGTGTTGCAGAAACCGCTCTTGATCAGATCATAAGCATCAATCTGCTCCCGGATACCGAGTATCTCGCTCTGCCTGTGCGGGTTCCCCCACATCGGCACGATCGGGAAAGTCGGATAATTATCGCCGTCATAAATCATGGTGCCGTCCGCGATCGATGTTCTAACGGTCTGCGTATAGCTGCGCTTCTGGTTGAGTATAGATCCGAACTCGCCTTTTGATTTTGTGTTCCAGATGTAGTCGGTATAGCCGTCCTCTTCGTACAGCGTCGCCCTGAGCGGCTTTGTCGGATCCACCTGCCAGAAACGAACGCCCGCACGCAGGGCTCCATTCTCCTCGTCATATAACGGCGCAAATTCCAAAAAGCTGAAAACATCCAGGTGATCGTAATTTACGAAACCAAATGCCACACCATGAACCAGAGCGTCCTTTGCAATCTCCTGTATCCGCGTGTCAAAGTCCTCGCCGAGCTGCCCGGTTCCGTTTTCCCATTGGACGCCGTTACCGAGAAGGAACTGCACTTCCTGTGTTACAAAACGATTAAAAAAGTTACTTGACAACTTATAGTTTGCGCCATACGCGTCCGGCACCGCTTTTCCGGACACCGTATAAAGCAGCTTTTGGAAATCGCAGATCGTTCTGTTTCTGTGCCGGTCATAGTCATCCGCGATCTGAGCCATTTTAAACGACCTGCTCGATGTGTGCCCGTTGATCACCTGCCGGATGAAGTCTATTCTTGCTCTATCCGCATCACCGACAGCGATCAGATCTTGATATGTAACCATCTCTCTCCCTTCACCGCATGTACAGCGGTATATAAGTGTTTTTTGGAATCGCAATGCGCTTTGTTTTTACGAAATAGCGCATCTGATCCATATAGTGATCGTTTATCTTAATGGGCTTTTCCTGCCCTTCTGCGCTGTCCCACGCATAACCACCTGCTTCATCCTGCCACTCTTTTATGTTCCTGTTTACTTTGATTTTCCCGCTTCGGATTGCCGTTGCCGTTTCCCTGATACCATCAAGCACCGCGTTATCTGCCTGCCGCACTTTATACTTTCCTCGTTTTTGCAAAAGCGTTATAAACGACGCCGCGGAAGGATCCACGATAGTTTCGAGCTTTTCATTCATGCCGCGCTCTTTATAGTATGCGAACACGTCCTCGAGCATCTCGTCCAGCGCTTGTGCGTATTCTTCATCCGTTTTCTGTGCTCCGGTATCCCTGCCCGAGTAATAATACCCTCTCGCGCCATACCACACGCCGTCGTGAAGCTCCCAGAGCATCGCTGCGAAGGCGTTTAATGTTCCATAGTCGATTGACAAGCAATAAGTTCTTTTGGCCCTCTCCGGCCACGTCGGAACGTCTGACAGCGCGTCAGCGTACATCGGGAATATCAGCCCCTCTGCCAGCGCCCACTCACCGTATATGTAACGCCTCTCGTATACAGTGCCGCGGTACTCCTTCTGCAAGGCTTCAACAAAAGCCCTTGGCAGGAACGGATTATCGAATATTGTGTATTTCTGAATATAGGAATCAATGTCCTCGCGATCGATAAACTGTTTTAGCCAGTGCGTCGGATATTCCGGGTTACACGCCCCATCAAAGCACGAATACGGTTTATCCAAACGCGACTGCAGCATAGCGAATACATCCTTGTGCCACTTCGCGATCTCGTCGCCGTAACAGTACTTTATGCTGGATCCCTGAATCTTCGATACCTGCGAAACCTTCTCCGCTCCTAAGCAGTACACCTCCTGCCCGCACACCGTTGCTATATTCCTGCTGTTTATGTTGCCGACTATAGACGATGTGTACATTTCACGCATTGGCTGCAGAACGTTTCGCTCGATCGTTTCCCTTGATACACCGAGAATTACATTCAGTCCTTCTTTGTTGGAAAGCTCAAGAAGTCGTTCCGGTATCACCTGCATGATATCCACAAACGACTTTCCGGAGCGCACCGCCCCGATTTTAAAATTCCATCTGGCATGCGCGTTCCGGAGATATTCATTCTGTTTCCTGCTCATGCTGTACTGCTTCGGCATATTTTCTGTTCAATGCGAGGATCTTCCGTAATACCTCGATATCCTCCTGCTTCTGCTCCGGCTCATCCTGTCCGGTAATATGTGCGATCTGTTTATAGGCATTTACCATAGCGCCACCATACTTCGGGTTACTGGCAACCGTAAGCAGGGAAAGCGTTACTCGCTCTGCGTAAGTCATACTCCCATCCGGGATATCCTCCTTCATCATCTGTTCGAGGAGCTTTCGCATGTCCGCTTTTTTCCTTCGAGCCTTCCCTGATGCGATTCCTGCCTTCCGCGCATTTTCTCGGCGCTCTTCGGGCGTTCTGTCTTCATTTCGCACTAAGTTTTGATCATTCATTTATACCTCTATATCCGCACCACACGGAGCTTATTTCTATGCTCTGCGCGTGCCTGCTTCTGAGCAATATAAACGCGTTCGCGTTCCACATACTTTTTGAACTTTGGTCTTGTGCTGTCGTATACGGTATCAATCAGCACATCACCGCTCCACACTTCGATCCGTTTTCCCTTTTGGAGCTGGGACAACGCTTTCCTCGCGGAGTTTGTAACCCGCGCCACATGGCGCGACCGACAGTCCATTACGATATAGGTTATGTGCTCAGCTTTCATTGAGAAGCACCGCCTTCCTGCCGGTGAACTTCTCCCAGCGCTCTATAATGACATCGCAGTATCTCGGATCCAGCTCCGCGGTGTAACATTTACGATTCATCTGTTCGCATGCCATAACCGTTGTGCCGCTGCCTCCGAAGAGATCGAGCACTATATCGCCCTGGTTCGTGTTGTTCTTGATCTGATAAGCGAAAAGCCCGACCGGTTTCATAGTCGGATGCAAAGCAGAGCGTGTCGGTCTATTGAAGTCTATTACCGTCGTTTGCTTTCGGTCACTCGCCCACGTGTGGGCGGCATTTGCCTTCCATCCATACAGGCACGGCTCGTGTTTCCACTGGTAATCCTGTCTGCCCATAACCATAGTGTTTTTATTCCAGATAAGGCACTGACGGACTTTCCATCCGACTTCCTCGCAGGCCCCGCGGAAGTTGTATCCTTCGGAATCAGCATGCCAGATGTAGAAGCACGCACCATCGCGCATAGCGGTATCTGCAGCAGTAAAGGCATCCCGGAGGAACTGCCGAAACGAATCCTCGTCCTGTTTATCGTTCTGGATCTTCAGGGCGTCCTTCGTCTTGCCTTCGTAGTCTACGTTGTACGGAGGATCCGTAAGGAACAGATCCGCTTTTACTCCCGCCATAAGGCGATCAATAACCGTAATATCAGTTGAATCACCACAAATAAGTCTGTGCCCCCCCATGTCGATTAAATCGCCCAATTTCGTTTTAGGCTCTTCTGGCGGCTCCGGAGGCTCGTCCTCGGTGATATCTTCCAGCGACGGTTCTTCTTGCTGCATTTCGAATCCGAACGATTCCATATCAAACATTTCGAGATCCTGCAGCTCAAGATCAACCAGTTCCAGATCAAAGTCCGAGTTCATGGTGAGCTTGTTGTGAACGAGCGCATAAGCCCTGCGCTGTTCGTCGGTAAGCTCGTCGAGTCGTATAATCGGCACGGTTTCCATACCGAGCTCTTTAGCGGCGATCAGCCTGCCGTGGCCCTCAACGATTGTTCCGCGCCAGATGGCGATCGGATCATTAAAGCCAAAATCGACGATGCTTTTCTTTATCTGGTCAATCTGTTCCCGCGGATGGAGCTTCGCATTCTTTTCATACGGCGTGATCTCTCCGACCGGAACATACTCAACCTGTAAATTATCCATATAACCTCGCTTTCAAATACCCGCCATCCCACCCACAAAGCAGGAGGTCAACCGCCGAAGCGGTGAATCCTCCCTTTAATTTTACCATTCATCTGTTTTTTGTCTTGTTTTCAAGTCCTAAAACACTTTACGTCGAGAACGGCAGCTCCTCGTCAATGTCGTCCGGGATGTGCATAAATCCGTCCGGATCAGGCGCTCCGTATTTTGGAGCTTCTTCCTCAGGTTTCGAATACGATCCTCCCTCGCTCTTGCTCTGAGCAAATTCCTGATCTTCCACAATCACGTCTGTTGTGTAGATCTTCCTGCCATCTTTGTTTGTGTAGCTCCCGGTCTGGATCCTGCCGCGAACAGCAATCCGCATTCCTTTGTGGAAATATTTCTCAGCGAATTCTGCTGATTTTCCAAACATCACACAGCGAATAAAATCTGCATCCGGGTCTCCATCCCGCTTATATCGCCTGTCAACCGCCAGCGTATAATTCCCGGCAGCGGTACCTGTCTGTGTGTATCGCACCTCCGGATCTCCTGTAAGCCTTCCAACCAGAACAACTGAGTTCATTTTGTATCCTCCTTCTTTTTTTTGAGCACTATTTCAAATCCAAGAACATCAAGAATGTGTTCTGCTTTTGCAATCTGTGTTCCCTGACACACATGCAGGAAGTCGTGAAGCGACTGCGGCGACATACCTGCAGCCCAGGCGACTTCCCTCGCAGTCATATTTCCCTCCTTGATTCTGTACCTTATGAATTCCAAAATATCGCTGTGACTATTGTTCATCTTCTTCCTCGATTTTTTGCCGTATCAACGAGCACAAATATCCAAGCATCACTGATCCGAAAACAAATGCAAATACTGTCATCGCCCTGTCCTCATATCTGCACCGCAGTTCGGGCAGTAGTTATATTCGGGTTTCCAATCATATTCCTCAAATACGCAATCACAGCTACCGCATTTCCAAGAAGCATCCTCGTCTGACCATACCCACTTCCCCGTCTTGCGCTCTTCGATGGTCGGAGCATTCCAAATGTCAACCATTGCATCATGATATCCATCTTCATACGCATCATCTAAGTTGTATGTGCGATAATTTCTTTCACCCTTCGGGAGCGGTTCATACTTCAGCGCATCCGCATTTATTAATCTCATTCTTCCCACCCGTTTCTTTTTATGCACCTTGTGCAATTTTTCAACTTTCCACAGCATCCATACCGTTTTCCGACTATCTTCGACAGAAGCGGATAAATGGCGTCATCCCAAAAATTAAACCTGTGTATCATCGGTTTCCCTTTCCGCATCATCATCTTCCTCATCATATGCTCTATATGGAGTAAGGGCATTTGCAAGTAACGAGGCAAATCTGCCGCCTACAGTTTGACTTGCGTTAATTTCCTGTGCTGTTGCTTCAATCTCTGTTATGGTTTCAATAACTTTAATTTTCATCCTTCCCGCCTTTCTTTCCTGCATTCCACCGTCCCTTCTAAGTGCATCCACGATACAGGGAGCGGATACGGTCTGCGCTTCAAATCTCTAACAAGCTCTCCACGGAAGCACTTCTTCGGGCACTTGTCCGTATAGTCCGCACAATGCTCATAATCATGATTCATTCTTCCCACCTTTCTGCTTATTAAATCGTCACTCATCATCTTTCCTCTCTGCATCCACAAACTTAGTCTGTGACGGATAGATATTAAACGTACAGTGATGGCAATTCTTGATTGTCACCTGTGCAGGAAATCCATCATACGCTTCGGCAAGTGCTTCGACCTGTTCTGTGGCATCCTCAAAACCATTTGTCTCACAGTTGATTCTTACATTAGTGTCCATCCTCTTTCCTTTCCACTAAGATGAAATATGTGTTATCTCTGCAACATCTGATTTCATCACCAGAATTGTAGTAACAAGCGCAATCTTCACCCATGCACGGCATAAATGTTTCATTGTAGTAGAACTCTCCGTAAACCGTTGCTGAAGCTGTTCTCTCGCCGTGAATACGAAACGGACACGGTTTTAATTTGCTCATTCTTCCCACCTTTCTCGCTCACGAT